TATCCAAATGTTTCCAATTTCTGCCTGTTTTAATGACTGATATTGTTCGAGAATCAACACCATATTCTCTAGCTAATTTTTTTCCTAAACCAAAGTAATAGTTTTGTAATTTTTGTTTTATTTCTATTACTTGTTCCACTGTTAGCTTTTGCATATTGTTAGTTTTTGCATAAGACATATCAATCATATTACTGCTGCGTGTATCTTGTCTGAGGTGTCGAGGATTACAGCAAGATGGCGTAGCACAATTATGGCAAACTTCTAATTCAGGATCTAAAGGACCAATGAAATATTCGTATGCATAACGATGTGCTTTCATTAAAACATTACCAACTCTAAATTGTCCGTATCCGTTTTGGTTCTTGCAAGCTGTCCATAACCAACACTGCGTTTCTTCATCAATTATATATTTCTTATTGAATCTTATAATTGGATCTACTGGTTTTCTTCCCATGGTTTTTATATTACTTAGCCCGATTATTCTTCTTCTAAAGATAATAATCTCTTTTGATATTCATTACCATACTCTTCCAATAATTCAAATCTTGCACCTTCGTTATCCAATCTTAATCCCTTATCATACCAGTCAAAATAATCAGCATAAATTAACTCTACTGGCACATCAATATCTAGAATTTGACAAGCTTTTAAACGATGAGAGCCAGTGATCAAACAAGCATCTTCCTCGTTTCCAATGGCTAATAAAGGTCTATCATTCCAACCATTTTCTCGGATTGATTGTGCAATGGTATTTACTTTCTCCATATCTACATCGTTTATCGGTATCAATATCCGCCAATCCATTAATCTAGTTGTAGTTTCTCCATCAAAAGGATCAAAATTATATAACTTATTCATATTGCACGGAACTTTCTTGTAATTTTAATTGCTAAGTCATTGAAACCAGAACTTAAAGCATCTATTTGGTCGTCATGCTTAGAACTTGGAAACGACCTTAACTCATTTATCATATCATAGTTCCAATTTCCCTGCAGCATAGAAACATTTCCATTATTTACCTGAACACTAAATGCTGATGCCCTTGATTCTTTAGAGTTTGTCGGCCTTTCAAAAACAACATTAAAACCAGCAAGAAGTTTAGTCCAGTAAAATGTCATACTCTTTCCAGCTGCAGGATCATTGGGAAGTATTATTTTTACATCTTGGCCATCTTTAATTGCTGTTTCAAGTATTTTTTCATCACGTTCTTTGGTTCCTAATTGAGCTCGCCATAAGTCAAGAATCCAGTAGTGATCTTTATCGTCTATACCAAGTAAGGCCGAAACAGTATAGTCGCCTTTTCCTTGAGAATTGGCCACATCATAAGCTCGTACTTTTCTAACGATATTTCCTGGTGTATTTTTAAGACTAATATTATTTGGTTTAAAAAAATCACCATCCTTTGAAGTTGGTCGGCCTTGGTACAGAGCTTGAAAGGAATAATCTCCAAGTACACTGCGAATGCCAAATAATGTTTCCTGACTATAACGTTCTGGCCAAAGTGGTTCGTCAATTTTTCTTCCTAAAATATCGTTCTCATCTTCTGCTAATGCTGGTAAATTAATAACTGTCCATGCATCTGGTTCTTTAGACATAGCGTAAGCAACAACGTCATTTTCATGCCAACGAGTCTGAGTAATTATCAAGGTTCCGTTGGGTTCAAGTCTAGAATACAGATCTTCGGAGTAAAAATCTTCTAATCTTTGACGTATTTGAGGACTATTTGCTTCTTCTCTGGATTTAATAAGGTCGTCTAAAAGAATCAAATTAAATCCAATGCCAGTTTTTGCGTTGTTTACACTTCCGACATAATAAGTGGAATTGTTTGGAGTAGACCATTCATCGATAGATTGGTGATTATTATTTAAACCAATTCTTTCCATTAATATATTTCTAGTACGTCTGGAAAATCTACGTCCAATATTTTGATTATATCCAGCAACAAGAACATTTTGATTAGCTTTATATTGCATCCAGTAAGCAGCAAATCTCATAGTAACAGTTTCACTTTTTGCATGTCTTGGAGGCATTGTAATAATTAATCTTTTAATTTCTCCGTTGAATACTTTTAATAAAACTTCAGATAAAAGCTCTATATGTTTGTAATTAAACTTGAAAGATCTTGGACTAGTTTGATGCAAGAACTCTATGTATTTGTTTTTAAACTTTATCTTCTGGTTCGATATAGGCGTCAATGAGTTCTGGTTCAGGGTCGGAAGATACTGTGCTCTTGAGGTTACTTCCTGCCGTGAGAATGTCCATTGACCAAGCCCTAAGTTGGTTATGTAATTCGCCAATGGATTTTGCATCTTGTTGTTGTATGTAGTTTTCATCTGTTGCTACTCTTGCGATAGTATTCATAGCTTCTAAATGTACTATCAAACTATTTGCTATAATTTCTGCCATGTTATTCTGGACTTTAGTTAATTGAGTATCGTATTTTCCAGAGATCAAATTATCCTTATATCTAGCTACTGTACTTTTAGCAGTATTAGTTAATTTTGCTACTTCAGTAATTCCTTTTCCAGCAATTAATAAAGCAACACATTCAGATTCTTTATCCCCTATTTGTTTTGCTTGGTTAAAACTCATTTTAAATAATCCAGTAAACTTTCCAAACCCTTATTACGCAATCTTACTAATGCCCTGTTAATTACACCATCACTATCAATATCTAATATTTTATCAATCTCTTTATAGTAATGTGGTTTATGTCCATTCAATCCAAATTTGAGTTCTATTGCCTGTTTTTCTATAGGTTTTAATGTATCTAGAATCTCATCAATACATATCTTAACCTCAGGATTTTTAATACTTTCATCTACTCTATCTACAATCAAATCCAAGTTATCAATAGCATATAATTTTCTAACACTTAATGCTGTTTTAATATCATTCAAAGTGTATCTTTCATCTGTAAGTGTCAATAAGAATTCATCAGAGTATTCTTTATCTTCGTCTAAATGGTTGATTCTTAATTTTGCTAAGTTTATATGTGCTGGTATCTTGATAATATTGTTGTGATGTTCTAAAGCTCTTCTAATTCTTCCAAGTATATAATGATAGCAAAAGGTGTGGAACTTGAATCCTTTACTTGGATCATAACAATCGGCTGCAGCTATTAATCCTTCAACTCCATACATCACTAAATCTTCATAATCAATATTACTCCACCTATAATTTTTGCAGATTTTATGGACTACTAGCATATTTAGTTCAATGTATTCGTTGAGGGCTTTCTCTCTGTTTTTAGTGTTTAATTGAGATGACAAAAAAGCGTCTTGAGATAATGTTGGTCTTCCCTCATTATCCTTCTTGACCTTGTAATATTCAGACCATCTTCTTATTTTTGTCATATATATAAACTAATAACTCTTTTTCATCTACACCTAATGCTTCTGCTAATTTAGTTATTGTTGATGGACGTGGCATACACCTTCCTGACATCCATCTACTAATGAGTGGTTGAGCTACACCAAGCCGTTCTGCTATTTCCATCTGTGTTAATTCTGTGATCAACAAGTCATTTCGTTTTGCCATACCAGTATTATAACATTTTTATATATATTTGTCCAAGGATGTTTGACATTTATTACAGTATTCGTTATAATGATAGGTGAGGTTACAAATGAAGAAGGTTAAAAGTTTGATTACTGATGATATGTTTAATGAGAAAGAGGTCAATCCAATTGTAAATGTATTTGGATCATATAGAATTATTGGTGATTTAGAATTAATAGCTGTGAATAATTATGAGCGAGTTAAATTAAGTTTATATTTTAATTACATGAATAAGTCTTTCTTTTTAGTTAAGTTTTATTTATCTGGAAAGTATCATATAGATTTTTTCAATTACAACACTTATGGCTTGAAAGACTTATGTACTTTGGACTATTTGAATAACCAAGAGATTTGTAGATTTGAAGAAGATAATAAACAAAACGGTTTATTATTTTATAGCAACTATGACAATATGTTTTTGCTAGTTAATTCTAATGGTTACAATTTGAGAATGAGAAAGGTTTAAACTCTTTTAAATAACTTAAAAAACCCCAGTTTCCTGGGGTTTTTTTATTCTGTTACTTCATCTTCTTCTTTATATTTAACTAATTTACATCTAGCTAATTTTTTAAAAGCTTTTAGATCATAATTTATGTCAGCAAATGTATTTCTGTTCAATCCAGTAAGGCATACATGTTTTTCACCATCAAATTTATAATATAAGGTAGTTCCATTTGGTGCTTTAGCTAAATAATATGGTTTCCAATTGAAATGCTCATATAATTCAATTGGTGGGCTATCCATAATTACATCACACCAACCAGCACCTCTAACTCTTGAACCTTTTTTCTTCATCAAGTTCAAAGTTTCTTGAGTTTCTGTTTTTGTATTACCTTCTACTATTTTGATTATTTTAATTGGCTTATGTAATTTAGTCCAGTCACTACCTTTGCCTGTAAAATGTAGTTTCATTCTTTTATATATGTTGTTAGTATATCCAACATAATAATTATTATTTTCGAGTAAAAGAGTGTAAACATAATCTTTAAGCTTGTCTGATTCTGGAATGACTCTATCAAGTAATTTTTCAAAATCTTGCATTTCTATGCTTTCTATTGTTTATTTGGATTTCTTCGTATCATTTTATCATTAATTTGATTGTTTATAGCTTCAATATGGTTCAAGCCTTTCTTTATTCTATATGAAAGGATTTGCTTAGATTTTCCAGTTATTTTAGATATTTCACCGAGGGACATCAATTTACCATCATAAAAATATCCAGATCTGTCCTTAATTGGATAATATCTTTCACATATTCCACCATTAGGAAGTTTTTTCTTTTGTTTAATCCAATGAGTCCCTGAATATTCATGCAATTTACCAAATGCTAATTTCACAATTGATTCATCAAGATCTAATTGATTAATTATTTCTTTTGCTAACATTCCAGATCGATACCAAATTAAATCTTGAATTGCAGGAATTATTTGACTATCAATAATTTTATGTCTTGGAATATTTACTTTAATAATATTTTTTGAACCTTTAGGTCTTCCAACTTTTCTTTTATTGCTTATCTCTTGATTTTCTGGACTGATAATGATATCCTCAATATTTTCTTTTTTTTGATTAGCATATTTGTAAGAAAGGTGACCTAATCTTTCAGTTAAAAAATCATATCCAACTGTATTTTTATCAATCGATAAGTTATTACATATTGCATAATTAATAAAAGTTTGTAATTCTGATTTGTAAAGATTTTGATTATCATGGATTACGTTGATATAATCAGGAAAAGAAAGATAGTAACCAGAAAGATTATCAAGCTCTCTGTTAAAAATAATTGATTCTACTTGAGACTTTACAGACTCATACACTTTTTCATTCATAATTCGCCTCTGGACCATTCCTATTCGCTGATCTGTAGAGAGCTTGCAATCTCTCTACAGACATTTTGAGGCGAGTGGAATGACTTCCAAATATACTATACCACAACCAAATAAAACTGACCTGCAACATACAACCGTCAAACAAAAATACAAATAATATTTGTTTGACGATTTAGTAATTTTTGTTTGACACTTGAGTATTTTTTGTTTGACGATTAGCTAATTTTTGTTTGACGATTTTATTAGGTGTCAAACAATCATAGGCTAAACAATTCGTCTTCTTTCTCAAGATCCAAGAATTCTCTAAGATAATAAGAATAGAATTATCATGTTTCCTATCAAAGAAAGTTTGATTACAGGAAAAACTGAATTTGACAATTATAAGAAATACAGTTATAATAAGAGCATGGATAAAGAGCAAGTATTTGAAGAGTTTATGAAAGCATTTGAAGATGTTGATCTTGAAAAGATTAGAAAGCAAGATGAGGAATTTGAGAAGAAGAAGAAAGAGGATTACAAAGAGATCCATCTTAGATATCAAATGATCAATTTGAAAGAATTACAGAAAAAATATACAAGAGAGTTTTTACATGAATCTTGTATGTAAAATAAAGTAGAGCCATTTTATAATTGATATTAAAAAGACTGAGAGTAAAATCCCAGTCTTTCTTTTTTTATCGTTTCAATTCATTAGCTAACCAAACTAAAATTCTTTTATCGGTGATGTTAATTAACATAAGAGAATATCCTCAATCACATGAAAACGACTGGTTTTACTAGTGATTTCTTCAATAATTTGTTGTTGTAGTAGAATGAACGTTAATTGATCCCTATCACTTAAAATTGATAGGAAAAAACAAGGCTCAGGTATGTATTGATTTTGATTAATCATTTGGTATAATATGTTTGTATCTATCATTTAACTACATACAAATACCTTCTCCTAACCTAAAAAAAATACCTCTAATTTCTTAGAGGTATTTTTTTTGTTAACTGAATGTATTGCCATAGTCATCAGATTTGACTACTGTGATTCCATTAGTAGCATGTGAATAAACTAAATAAGGTATATCGTCATACCAGTATGCTGCTAATCCATTAGTAGTTACATTTCCAGATACTACAATTGAAGCTGGAATTATAATATCTCCATTATTGTCAATACCAACTCTTTTAATTGATCCACCAGCATCAGTAGTTCTAAAGAAATGTAATTCAAATCCATTATTATTAATTGCTAATGCTGGTTGTGTTCCAGTACCTAAAGTTGTTGCCATTCCAGCTACTCCAGTAATTAAATTATCAAATTCATATCTTTTAACACTTCCAGATGATTCTTCAACTGTAGCAATAATTTGATTATCACTAGTTTTTCTTTTCCATCTAACTGCACCATTTGTAATACTAGTTACGTTTGTTACTAGATAAATAAAGGTGGAAAAATTGAATGAATCTGAAAGAATAAGGTTTAGAGTCCCAGCATTACTAAAACCTATCAAATGTTGGTAAAAACCGCTGATATCAGCAGAAAGAATATTACCTGTAGTAGGAATGTTTAGATAAAAAGAACCTCTATCTCTTTTAGCAGTAAATACTTTTGTAATTGGAATAATGCCAGTAACATATCCAATTCTTCCAGCATTCTCAGGTAATCCTCCAGGTAATCCAGTTTGATAAGAACCTACTATATCTGTAGTACCTTGACCCCATATATTTGCACTTGTATCTTCTAAGTTAACTACTTGTCCTAATAAAGATTCTTGTACTAGTCCATGTGCTGCTGATCTTAAACAGCTAAAAGAGTAAAGTAAAAGATCTGTTTCTCCAGGTGCTTCTAATTGGAAAGGATCATAGTAATCTGGAGGATAATTACAATTTAAACGATCAAATATTAGTTGAGTGTAAATATCTCTACTACCATATTCTTCTGATAAATCTCTAAGAATTGAAAAATCACTAATTCCAGCAATACATTGTTGACCAAAACCATTCAACCATGAGCAATAAGCTGCATCTTTATTAAATAATGATTCATTAGTACCTACAGCTCCAGAATCATAAGATGGAGAAGCTAACCAACCTGTATGTATTTTAACATTATTAATATCTCTACGGTCATTTATATTGTCGCATAATACCTGTACAGATATTGCGTATTGACTTGCTGCTATACCACTAGTTAAAAGGTATTCAAAACCATAATCAAACTCTTCTTCATTTTTTCCACTTACATCTTGTTCCCAAAATCTTCTACTCCAAAATGATCTAGTTGGAGAATCAGTTTGCCAATTAGAGAATCCATTAGAAGAAGTACCTGCAGCTGTTTGACCTGTAGAAAATGGAGCAATAAATGATGCTTTTCCAGTGTTATCTTCACGAGTTAGTTTATATTCACTTATATTTACATTTCCAGTGGTTTGTATTTTTTTAACTTGTCCAATACCAAACATATCAGAATTGTATTGAACTGCTCCAACTGTATTACCAAATATGTAATTAACTCTTGGATAAGGATTATCTTGACCTTGTATATCAGGAAATAAAGTATGTGCTATACCACCAAAACATAAATCAATTCTTTTAGTTTGTGAACCTGGAGAAAATATTAAATCCTTCTCTAAAATTACATCAATACCATCCCAAGAAACAGTGAATTTTGCAGTTTCATCAGAAGCAGTTGTAGATGCACCAGTAATATCTAAATATCTGTATCCTGAAAAATTGTAATCAACATTTCTAGTATTTCCAACTCCAGATAAAACAGTATTTTTAGAATGATAAATATCAGCACCAGGCTTCCACCAACCTCTAAATGGAAGCCTTACAGCATCAGCATAATCACCATTTGCAACTAAAGAAGCAGAATCAATTGTATTTTGAATATATCCAGTTGGTAAATTATTAAAAATTAAAGATTGTGTATTTCCTGTTCCTGCAATTGTAATAGTTGAATTAAAACTATATTTTTGATAAGTTTCAGATTCATCAAAAGATCCACCAGGTACAGTGATAGTTCTTCCTGTAATATCAAACTTTGCAATATCAACATCTAATGCATCTGGATAAGAACTTTGCCAAGAATTAATAATGCCTTTATTTTTAATATTTCTTTCTAAAGTAACATTTGTTGATGCAGATATTTGATTTTCAACAGAAACACCAAAAGCATCATCTGTACCCTGTATTTTTGCATCAACAGAAGTAGTTTGATAAAAGTAGTTATTACTATTAATTACATGCAAATATGTATAGTCTGGAATTATTAATTCATTTAAGGTTAAATTAGAAATCTGTAATGGTTGAACACCAGCAGTAGAACCTTTTGAATGCAAATCAGTAGTAATAGTATAGTTATATTCAGTAGTTGCATCAACAGTTAAAGCATGTGCATTTTCTGTAACTGTAGCAGAATCTAATCCTGTTACTGTAACTGAAAGAGATTCTACTGTTGTAGTTGGTATTTCTTCATATAAATCTAAAGTAGTAAATGGAGGATGATAAAAATATGATGCATCCTCAGTTAGCGTTACTCTTTTATCAGGATTAAAAACACTTGTAGAACTAAAAGAAATTGGAAAAGCAACTTCTTTGTAATCTTCAATAGCAGGATCAACCAATTCTGTTCCTAAAGAAACTGTTTGAGATTTTATATAACCATCAGGATATACAATCTTGACATCACATAGTACTGTCCAACGCCAAAAACCTACATTTGGTGGTACAGCTGATCCTTTTAAAACATAGTAAAAATCTAATTGGAACTCAAAACCAAAATGACTTCCAATGTATACTTTGTCAACTAATCTATTATATTCATAAAACTCTGGTGGTAAAGGAAATGAAGGATCAACCATCAATATTTTAATATCGAAATTACCTAAAAAAGTAATTCCAGAGTTTCTTCCACCACGAGAAGTTATAGTATCTAAATAATCGCCAGATAAAGACATTAGATTGTATCGTAAACCCTTACGCTAAAGAAATATGATGTTGAATTAACCCCATCAAATGCTACTACTTCTATATCTTCGAATATTTGATTTTGTTGTAAAGAGGTAGGTGTCCAACTAATAGTTCCAGTTGACGAACCAATAGTCATTCCAGTTGGTTCGTTATTCAAAGTATATGTAATAGTATCTGTTGTACTTGGTTCAATTGCAAGAACAGTAAAGTTTAATTCATTACCTTGAGTAACAATCCATTGGTTAGCAGCAGGTATTTGATTATAATTAAATGCAAATATTGGAGCATTAGATGTAACAATTAGTGGATCATAATTAATCTGTTTAGCTCTATAAATTGCACGTCTAGCATTGATATAATCAGCTGTAGTAGTTTCTTTAATAAACTGACAAGACCATGAAAGAATCTTATAATAAACTACAATTCCAAACTCATCATATAATCCAACAATATCACCAATATCATAATATCTATATTGCTCTAAATATTGTGTGTAATCATTGAAAAACTTTTCTTCACCATTACTATCTGCTAAAGAACCATTAACAAGAGTAAGTCCAGAATCACTTTCAATTGATTTTACATATCCAATTTTCGCACCATTTTCTAGATATAAATAATCTCCAACTTGTAACTCAGTAGTGAAATAAGTTGAAGTACCTAAAACAGATGTACTTCCTTGATCAACAATAATAGATCCAGATAATGAAACTCTATTATTTGGAAGATAAAATTGGAACGGATCAATTGCTGTAATTAAATCAGCTTCAAACTCAATTATATTTCTTCCTGATGACAATTTTGCATAGAATTGATTTGCAGCTTGAACAACATCAGTAGTGGTGTTAAGCTTATCATTAATCATAACAAAAGGACTAATTGCACCAAGCCAATTTGTAGGTCTATCAGCAGGTAAAGTGTAAGGATTTTGAGAATCATGATCGTTCAAAAGATATTGTAATCTTGATCCATTTGTCTTATCTAAACCAACAATATAAATCCTATTTGCTTCTGGTGCTTCATAAGTTCTTTTTAAGCTTCTAATTGATGGTTTCCAAGCATCCCAAGTATCAACTCCAAATAAATCAGTGGCAAGAAATTCATTTAAAAACAAACTATATGTTGGTGAATAATCAACTGTATAGTCTTGATCCATGAATTTAAAAGCTGAATAATTAGTCCATCCATTTTGACTAACATCTTTTGGATACCAGTCAGGTCTTGAGAAGAATACAAAGTTTTGAGCATAATCTGAACGTAGTTTTTCAATATATCCACCTACGTTGTCTCCAAGATTAGCTATAAAATTGTATTGTCCATTACTGTTGTTTCTGTTTAATGGTACTTGATATGTACTGATAGTATCTGATATTATTAAATCATTATTATTAATATCATTGTTGCCTTGTCCACCAAAAATTATATTTGTTTCAATAATGTCTGGAAGAGCTACACTATCAAAGTTAGGTGCTTCTGAATAATATATTTTGTTTAAATATTGCAATTTATCTATAGCAGAATAAGATAATAGAGCATATTTTTCGTAGTTAGGAACATATCCATTATCACTACTTAAAGCGGCATTTAAGTAAGTTATTTCAGGTGAGCTTAAATATCCTTCATATAGTAAAAAATCGCTGTATTTTGGATATATTGAGGCGTTTTCAGCTATATAAGTGTTAGCTGTGTAAGACCATATAGTTAATTGAATATCACTAGCAATACTTTCAATTATGCCTAAGAAAGTTCCATCTTCTAAATATAAATAATTACCAACTGATAATTCTTGAGTAAATAAAGTATCTACTCCATTAATTGTATTTCCAGTTTTTGAAATAGTACCTGTAATTAATATTTGTCTTGGAGAAAGCATTACTTTAACTGATCTATTTGCAGTTTGTAATGGTTTAGACATTCCTAAATCATCAAGTAATTGTTTTCTAGCAGAGAAATTAAGAGTATATTGACCTGTTTCCGAACGATCAATACTCATTTGTTCAATAGCACTTGTAATATCTACTGAAGAATCAGATGTTTTTTCATTTTTTAAGACAAAAATATCATCAACAGAATAAAACATGAATCCTTTATCTGAAGATGCAGTAGATGAAGCATCATCTTCGTTCTTTTGAATTATTTTGATCTTAAAAGAATCGTTAACATTATTAAATAATTTTAATCCAGCTTCTAATTGACTATTTTCATAAGAGTTAGTACTGTTAGTGATATAGTAATTTAATGATAAATTATCAGCAGAAGTTGGAATTACACTGCTAAAAAACTCAGCTTGTGCATTGGTAAAATTATCTGAATATTGATTTATATTTTTTCTATATGTTCCAGAATAAGTAAAGTTTGCATTATCAAATATATTAACAGTTGTATTACTTATTTCTTGAGCAATTTGTCCTATTTGTCTACCATCACTAGTAAAAATCCAATCTCCAACTGCTAATTGTGGAATAAATGATGTTCCAGTACCAGTTACAACGGCTGAGTTTTTATTAACAGATATAGTTCCAGTAAGATTTCCTTGAACATTGTAATTCGAATCTGTAAGCTTATATTCTGTTGGTTGAGTTAAATATGCACTAGTATTATTAGTTACGCTTTGAATTGTGCCTAAATAAGTATCTGTTAAACCACTATAAAAATAAACTTCATTACCAGCAGATAATTGAGTTGAAAAAGAAGTTCCTGTTCCAGTAATTTCAGTACTTCCAAATGCACATGATAATGTACCATTTAAAAATGATGGTAATTGAGGTGGTGCAGAAGATGTTTGTATTTTCTGTGATACAATTGACCAGTTATCTAAGAAATATAACTTAGCTAACTGAAATTGCACTTTACCAGCAGGAATTACAATACTAAAGTCTCCAGAAGGCAAAATTATGTTTTGACTTGTAAAGTTTGGAGGATCTACTGGAGCAATTTGTAGATTATAAATCGACATATTTGCTGGAGGATCTGGAACATTTAAATCATCAAAACTGTGACTAAAATTAAGACCATAAGAGGTTAAAATTAATAATTCTTTACCTCTACATGGAATTATATAAACATCATTATATTGATCGTTAGGATTAGCGGTTGTACTTATTGGTCTAGACTGATTATAATTTGATTCAGTTCTAGAATAAGACTGAACTTTATTAGGAGTTTTAGTACAACTTGCTGCACCTTCATAAGTTTCAGTAACGTTAGCAGTTAATGAAAACTGAGCATCACTTGCAACAGAAGCAACAGTACCAAGAATCATTCCATTTGGTAATATAATTTTATCACCTGCAGAAACTTCTGTTAAAAACTTACCAGGATAAACACCACTTATAGGTTCATAAACTGTTGTTACTAAAGATGTTCCTACCTCTACAAAAATGTTTCCAGTAAGAGTTTTATATCCTCTGTAAACATCACAAGAACCATCAGTTTTAAAATGTAATTGAGTATCTTTATCAGGATTTGTAGAATTAGCCCAGAAAAGTTTAACTAATACTCCATCATAAGATTCTTTCTTTTGAAGTTTAGAATATGAAAAGAATAATGGTTCATTTCTTGAAACACCATTAGTTAATTGCACTGGAGCTTGCTGAACAGCAGTAGTACCTGAACCACAAACTATATAGGTATCTCCAGCTTTTCTATAGTTGTTTACAAGCCATGGTGTTGATCCACCAGTTCCAGTAAATGTGAAATCACTCTTTTGAAATCTATAATAATGGCCTGTACATGGAGTAGTTTTATCATTCCATTCTTCTGTCCTTGGAAGTGGAGTACCAAAAACAGACAAAGTAACAGGATCAATCATACAATTGACTGCAGAACCAGCATCTAATTGTGTTCCGTCAGTAGCAAATGTATATGGACCTAATCTGTTTTGTCTTTCTTGAGGATAATCTACAATAACTTTGATATCACAAAGAGAATAGTAATTATTTTGCATTAACTTCTCCGAAAACTAAAGTTCAATGTGTTAGAGTTAGCATATCCTCTGACAATTTTTTCAACGCCTCTTTGTATATCGTTAGCAGCATTTATTTGTGGACTTGATACAGTTCTAAAGCCACTCATTTGAACCATTGATAAACCTTGAGCAGCTAATTCTCCACCACCATAAGTCATATTTCTAAGTGTTAATTCATTTTGAGTCTTAGTGTTTTGTGCGATTAAATCTAAAGCTCTTGTTTGTTTATCTTTTGTTTTATCATTTTTAAGTAAGTCTTCAAGCTTACCAAAATCTGTGAGTTTAGATTTGTTAATTAAATCATTAATATTAGTTGCTTTACCAGGATTTTGCAGCTGGTCTAATATCATCATTGCATAGTCAGTGCCTTTATTGATTGCTCTTCCTGGTGCAAATTGACCTCTTGTACCTTTAGCAATATCAGCAATCAAACCACCAACTTCTTTTATTTTAGTAAATCCTTGGCCTGTTTGAAATATTAAAGCTAGTTTAGAAACTCTTGCAAGTTGTTCAACAAATAAAGATACTTGAATATTAATTTCTTCAAATGCAGCAAGTAAACCACCAGTCCAAGTGGCCATTGTCATTTGAATATTTCCAATGCTTTTATCTTTTCCAGTAAATACATTTGCTAAAGCTTGAAAAGGCAAAATCATTGTTTGTGCAACTTTTTCTAATATGCCAGTTCTTTCAATAGCAGATAAAAGTCCAGCTAAACTATTTAATGAGTTTTTAGCTACATCCATCAAGGAATTACCAACTTGTATTTTTAATCTTTCAAATACGTCAGTAACAGAAGCTAACTTTGCATTACCAGTGTTAGCCATAGTTTCAAAGATTTTATTATATTCTCTGTTGACTATCTTTTCAATAGCAACAAATACTTCTCTTGTTGAGCTTACTAATGAACCTTGATTGTCAAACTTGATGCCTTCTTTCATCAACTTAGATTTAGAAAGACCAAATTGAGCCATTACTTGAACATCAGGAAGTTGTCCTTGGCTTAATCTTCCAAACATATCAGTGAGAAGTCTAAGCTTTTCAGCATCAGCACCAAAAGCCATTCCAAGTTGAGCAATTGTAGGAAGGATACGTTTTGCATTTAATCCAAAAGCTTCTAATTGAACAGCTGAATTTGCAAGTTGGTCAGTGGTAAAGTTTGATGGTTCTGCTAATTTTCTTACAAAGTCAATAATATCATTAGCTTTTGCAGGGCCTTTTAATGCAGCTAATCTTCCTTGTAATTCCTCAAAGTTAAATGCTGCTTGAACTGTAGATTGAATAACTGCAGCATTAAAAGCATAAATAGCTGATATTGCAACAGTGATAGCTTTAGCCACTTGAAGAATTACACTAGCTACACCTGCAAATCCAGTAATTACAGATTGAATACCTTCTGCATATTTTTGAATTTGTTCTTGTCCAGCAGGTGTATTTAATTTTTGGTCAAGTCTTTGTTTTGCTAGATAAGACTCTTCCATTTTTTTTCTAAGTTTTTCAAAAGCTAATCTTTGTGCAATAGTAGCATCAGCCATTGGTCTAAAGCCAGTTCTACCTTCTTCTTGAATGGTTTCTACACCTGGTAATTTTCCTATGAAATCAAAAGTTTTATTTACTAATCTTTTTCTTTGAAAATCTAATAGAGATTTTTGCATTTGAAAAATACCAGTAGTAAAGTTCTTTGCAAAATTTCCAGCTGAACTGTCTTTTAATGCTAATTTTAAAACAGATAAAGTAGTAACTGTACTCTGTAAATTACTCATAGCTGGAGTAATTGCAGTAGACATTTGAGAAAACTGAGAGTTTAAGTTATTAAAATTAATTGACCGAATAGATGTAGTTATTTTTCCAAAAGACTGTTGAAATTTATTACTTGCAGACACAGAAGCATTTTCAACATTTTTTAATTCAGCAGTGACATTACGAATTGATGTTTTAGTAGTGCTATCACCTTGTGTTTCGAATTTAATAACTAATTCTGCGAATGTCATAGTCTACTTCCCATCAACGCTTTTAATATTGCTGTTGCTTTTTCGTTTTCAGCCTTTTCAATTTCTCTACAAATATAAGCAACTTCAGCAAAATCATCTATTGAAAGATTGGTTTCTTTCGGATGTCTCCCCAGATACTTAACGCTGAAATACAATATCTGGGGCGAACATCCGATTAACCGTTTTTTGCTTCTGTTACCCGTTCATCAAAGTTAGAAGTTGGGAAGGCATTTAAAAACTCTGTAAGAATGTGGTAAAAACATTCTTTATTGTTCTTAGCCAACTCACCAAAATCTACCATTGGATTCATAGATTCAGGTTCGCCAGGTTGGTCAACATAACATTTGCCTAGTAAAGCAATTTGATAAATCATTGCTTCAGGATATGCAGGAAACTTGATTTTAAGCTTATGTAAAACAGCATTATCAGGAAACAATGAACTTGCACTTGGCTCCCTTAGTTCTACAAAACAATCTTCTTCAGCATATTCACTTAAATCGATTTTAACCGATGGTCTAGACTCAACTTTCTTGACCTTTGATAAACCTTTAATCATATATATCCTTTTTAATTATCAAACATAAACAGCTGTAAATCCAAATGCTCCAAGTTTGATAGTCGCTGTCTCTCGCTCGACTTCTCCAGGTGCAAATGTATTTGTAACATCAGTGACAAGACCTTGGTAAGTTAATGTACTTCCAGAACCACCTGGAATAATTTTAACCTTGCAGAGATATCCTTCTTTGTAAAGGAATACTGGACCTTGTGTATCGTCAACATAAAGCTCTAATTCAAGTGTACCAGTTTGACCTGTTTGGAATGTAGCTTCAGTTGTTGAACAAAGAGTTGAAAGATCAATTGTTCTACCTGAAATGCTAACTCTTACACTAGTAGCTAAACATTGAATGTCATTGGTTGGTGTTGCAGGAATACTACCAGCACCACCTGTACTTTGAGGATCAACTCCAAAGCTGACCTCGACTGTTGCGTCAGAAACTAAAACCGGTTGTGGCATAATTATTACCTCTTATACTATTGTATTGAAACGATATAAAATGGTTAACCCATAATCGACTCTGCCATCTGAACCGACTTCAAACGGCTGATCAGTATCAAATCTCTGACAATAAAATTTAATGCCAGAATCAACAACGCTTTGATTAGAAAGTAATGTATCCACTCTTTCTATGATATTTTTAAGCTTTGAATAACTGATACTTCCATTTTTATTATCCCATACAGTTATTCTATATACTGGAATTGAATAATATCTACTTCCACACAAGGCAGATTCATCAGTAATATCAGATCCAGACCTACTAAACACAATGTATGGTAATTGTGGCATTTGCTGTGTTCGTGGGTCTTTCTCAGGTGCTACTTCTAAATAAACACCTTGTTGATAGTATGGTGCTTTAGATCCTGATAAATATGCAGCTAAAGTATCATCAGTGCTTAAAGTATCGTAAATCCATTTAGAGATTACTAATGGTTCAAATGACATTATCTTGATAATCCTTTAAGTTTTGATAATAACCTTTTTTTGATTTTCATCAATGCAGGAAATATAAATGGTCTAGGTCTCATTTTAGAAGTACCATATTCAAGAAATGCTGCATAATTAGCATCAATAGTTACTTCTTGACCATTAGTTAATTTCTTAGCTTTAATACTTTTTACTAAGTTTCCAGTGCTATTTGCAGGTGCTTGTCCAGGTGCAGAAGCTTGATGTCTACGTCCATTAATAAAGTATTGATTTCCAGATTTAGAACCTGAAATGATACTTTTTTTCATCTCTTTTGCTAATTCTTCTGCTGAATTATTGACAAGACCTTCTGCTGCTTTAAGAACATTGTCTAAAGCAGCAGAATTAATCTTTAATTCAACTTTGGTTTTAACCATAATTAGAGTGGTCTCACAAGAATGTTGAGTGGTCCAAGCTTGATTACATCTCCATCAGTAAGAGATACTACCAAGGTGTATCTTCCATCTGTACCAGTTACATCTGTGTCAATATCGAAGGATATAATGCCATTTCCTGCAAAATCAACAGTTGGAGTGTAATTAGCTGCAAGAGCTCCAGATACATCGTAAACATCCACATCTACAGTGTAATTTCCACCAATATTGAATGGAGAACCATTACCATCAACAAGGTTAAGTTGGATGCTTTGAACACTATTTCTCAAGATATCTAATTGACCATCTGTTCCTTCAGCAATTGAGGTGAGAACATAAGGACCATTGACAACTGTTACTACACTTCCAGAAACAGCTGCATCATTAAGTTGTTTAGCAGCAGTACCAGATGTTGAAATAGAAGCAATATTATAAGTCCAGATATCACCTGCTGTAGCGCCTGCACCACTTGTTAGAGTTCTTGAACCATATGACCATACAGTTCCAGCAACTCCACTCATAGATGCAGAAGATACATTGACTGGATTTGTTACAGTATCAACAGTTCCACCAGTAATTGTCTTAGTAGCAGCTGTCCATACTGTGTTAGCAATTCCACTCATAGAAGCAGAAGAAACATCAACTGGATTAACAACTGAATTGACAGAACCAGTGACATTACCAACAACATTTCCTGTCCAAGAAGCGCCAATACCAGTTAAAGCATTCTTAAGGTTTGTTGCAGCATCAACATCATTATCAATTCTATGAACATCTGCATCAACCATGTTAATGCCAGCTGCACTTCTTAAAGTAACATTGCCTGTTTGTGATGCTTGATCAGAACGTAAAACAAGCTTGCCATAAGTACCATTAGTGCTGTAAGAAGCAACTGCAGAATTCCAAATTGTTCCAGCTACTCCACTCATAGATGCAGTTGTAATTGAAACTGGATTTGTTACATCAGCAACAGTACCACCAGTAATTGTTCTTCCACCCGCATAATCCCAGACATCTCCAGCAGTGATAGCAGTACCTGAACTTGTTAATGTTCTGGTTGCATATCCCCATACAGAGTTAGCAATAGAAGATTGAGTTGCAGTGGATAAACCAACATTAGCAGTGACAGAACCAACAGAACCACTCAAATTACCAGTGATATTGCCTGTTAAATCAAATGTTTGACTTGCAGATAAAGAATATCCAGTTTTATCATTGTTAGTAGTTACAGTTACGCCATCAACAACACTAGTGACAGATCCACCAGTAATTGTTCTAGGGCTGTAAGACCATACATCAGCAGCTGTAATTGCAGTGGTTGTTGCATCTCCAGCTTGTACTAAATATCCACCAGCTGCAGGAATGCTTCCACCTAAAGTTGCATTATATCCCCAAACAGTACCACCAATATCATTAGTATTAGCTTGAGCTACATCAGCATAATATTTAGCAAAGTTTAACACTTCTGCAGATGAATTAGGAACTGCAGAAGTGATATCATATGCCCAGACATCGCCAGCAGTCAATCCACTTCCTCCACTTGGTAAAGCAGCTAAGTTAAGTTGTGAACCAGCAGTACCAGCAGAAGTGATTGCAGAAATATCATATGACCATACGTCACCTGCTGTGATTCCCCCACCAGAAGTTAATGTACGAGTTGCATAAGACCATACTGCACTTGGAGCATTAAGTGTAGTACCTGCAGCTGCTTCATAAAGAATACCAGCTGCTTGAGTTGTTCCACTAAGGAATGAAAGATCTGTATCCCAAACTGCATCCCTAATTGCAGACGCACCAGTTTGAGATGAAGCATTAGAAGCATAAGTATTTGCAGATTCTAGAGTTTCCTTGGTTGATGTTGGTATAGTTGTTCCAGTGTAATCCCATACAGCTGTAGCAATATCACCACTTGTAGCACCAATTGCAGAAGCAGCTAAATTGAGTTGTGATCCTGCTAAACCTGCACCTGTAATTGCAGAAATATCATAGGACCATACGTCACCAGCAGTGATTCCCACACCACCACTTGCTGCTTGTGTTAAATCATAACCAGCAGAAGGTGTTGAGTATGAAGAAACATCCTCAGACCAGATATCAGTTACGGATTGAGTTGAAATATCAACAGTATTAGTAACACTGGTTA